AAAAAAAGGATCAAACAGGCCGAAACCCATTTGATCCTCCCACAGGAAACCTTATGCATAAAAGTATATTATGGCCAGTGGTAGTAATGGCAGAAGCATTGCAATGGTTATTAAAGTCCAACACTTGATATCCAAGCGCCTTTCCATTTCTTCGTATGTTTCATGTTTCATTGATTAACCCCCTTTTTGTGCTATCAATTCGGTGCAGTGTGCTTTCATGTCTCTCTTAAAAAATGCGAATTGTTCAGCGGTTATTCGATAGATTTCTAAAAGTTTTAATAATGGGGCGGCATCGCTATTTTCTGGAATTGTGAAAAACTGTTCACACGCTCTGAGCAATTTCTCATTATTAAATATAACTAGACTTAACTCACGTTCACCGTACTGAGTTAGGTCAATTTTTTCTTCTGGTTCATTCATAATAATTGGAGGGGGCTTTCACCCCCAACCCTTGGTTAGTTAGATTTCTGTAAGTCCATTATCATGTCATCGAGGACTACAAGTTTCATAACAAGCCCCCAATTTTTTCCAGTAAATTCTATACCCTCGTGTTCGCGAAGTGAATCTTCTAGTTCCTGTGATAAATCTTCTAGAACTTGACGCTTGGATTTTCCAGAAGATGTCTCACACCTTGATACTAATCCCTCAAAGCCTTCTCTTGTTTTTTCTAATCTACTCATAATAATTAAAGGGGGGTTTCCCCCCCAATCCTTAGATAGTTAAGTTAGCGTTATTTAAAAACTGTTCGGCCTCTACTGAATGCATTCCCTTTGCAGGGGGAAAATCTTCCTTACTTATATCCATGTCACGCGTCACATATAAATCATGTGTTCCCTTATCGTCCATATCAATAATATCTTTGACATCTTCAACACCTGTAGCCGAAACCATATCAGGATATGTGTATGAATAAGTGAAACCATTAATGCCATAAAAATAAACATCTATTACTTTTTTTGTATTATCCATTCTTGTTACTCCCATGTAAGCAGAAAGTACTGCCATGCCGTTATTATAACAAACTTTACATATCCAATCAAACCCCACGCCCCCCCTATGCACCACTTTACAATCACAAATATAGAATGCTATATACATACTAATTTGCACAAATAATCCAAATATTTTGGAATACCAGGAGGGGTACCCCCTTACTTTACGTATACCCCCCGGTACCTAAATAAAAGGCCAATCAAAAAAATATTTCGCAAAAAATTCTCAAAAACGCGAATGGTTCTCACTACCACATTAACTAGCTAAAGGTCGTATACTACGGTTATGCACAATATATCTATATACATAATGTTTTTTCTTTTACTTTTTGGTCATTGCCTTTCTTTAATTAGTTAGTTATACTCAGATTTTCTAGCTGCAAAATTAAACATAAGGTGTAACAGCGAACACGTGAGTAAAATAAGAATACCCCAATTAACCCCCGCGGAAGAATCTGATTTGATTGATCCGGTTAGTGTCATGCCTGAAGTTGAGGCGGACATCCCAATGCCTAAATCTAAAAAAGAAGCTATTCCTGAAATGACTTCTGAACGAGAATTAAAAATAAGGTCTACCACTATTAAAGAACTCGCTGACATTAATGGCGAAGATATTACGCCATCTAAAGAACACCAAGAACAAGCTCAAGAATTAGCTCGCGAAATGATGACAAACAAAAAGCTCAAACCAGAGTTTTCTGATTATCCAAATGAAACAATGGCATTTCTTGCTGGCATAGTAGGACAAACTAATTCGATGATTGTCGAAGAACTAGCAGATTTAAAACTTTTTGTAGTTAACAACTTTGTTCAACTAGCAGCGATGGCTAAGAATGATCGAGATAAGCTAGCCGCACTTCGAGCTATAGGTGAGATTGATGGAGTTGATGCATTCAAGAAGAAAACTGAGATTACCCACATTACCAAGTCTGGCGATGAGCTGGAGAAAGAACTTCGCGAAACAATAGAACAACTTAAGGGGACTATTGTTGAGGGGGAAGTAATAGAGAGAAAAATAGATGATTAGTAATAAAGACTTAGACCTTTTAGAAAAAGCGCTTCCTTATATGAAGGAGAAAGACAAGCGCAAAAATTTAATGCTACTTCAAGAGTATCAGAAAGAAATGAAGAAAGAAGTTGGGGTAGAATCGTTTTTAGACTTTATTAAATATGTTTATCCTGGCTACATTATAGGTGCACATCATAGGCATCTAGCAGAAATCTTTCAAGACATAGCAATGGGTAAGAAAAAAAGAGTAGTAGTTAACATTGCACCAAGACATGGTAAAAGTGAGATGATAAGTTATCTTGCACCCGCTTGGTTTTTGGGTAAGTACCCAGCTAAAAAAGTAATTATGGCTTCTCACACAGCTGACTTAGCAGTTAACTTTGGTAGGCGAGTAAGAAACTTAGTCGGATCAACACCTTACAAGGAGATATTTCCAGATGTCGAACTTCAAGCAGACAGTAAATCAGCTTCTCGCTGGGGCACTAACTATAATGGTGAGTATTTCGCTATTGGTGTGGGGGGTGCTTTGGCAGGTCGCGGTGCTGATTTATTCATTATTGACGATCCTCATTCAGAGCAGGACGCTAAACAAAATAGGGCAGATGTTTTCTTACCAGCGTGGGAATGGTTTCAATCTGGTCCTATTCAGCGGCTTATGCCTGGTGGTGCTATTATTGTTGTTATGACAAGATGGTCTAAATTAGACCTGACTGGACAAATAATGGACCAAATGACTAAGAATGATGAGGCAGAACCTTGGGAAATAGTAGAGTTTCCAGCTATATTAACTGATAAGAAAGGACAAGAACGCGCATTATGGCCGGAATTTTGGGAATTAGAAGAATTACAACAGAAACGCAGTGTATTAGATATACGATATTGGAACGCTCAGTATTTACAGAACCCAACTTCTGAAGAAGGGGCACTTATTAAACGAGAATGGTGGAATATATGGGAAGAAGAAAACCCTCCTGCTTGTGAATTTACTATAATGACGTTAGATGCCGCTCAAGAAAAAAATAATAGAGCTGATTACAACGCATTAACTACTTGGGGTGTCTTTTTTAACGAAGAAACAAATAATTACGCTATAATACTGTTAAATGCTATAAAGAAAAGACTAGAGTTTCCAGAATTAAAACAATTGTGTATTGAAGAATACCAAGATTGGGAACCAGATGCTTTTATTGTAGAAAAAAAATCCAATGGTGCAGCGCTTTACCAAGAATTTAGAAGAATGGGTATTCCAGTGGGTGAGTTTACTCCGGGGAAAGGCCAAGACAAGATAAGTCGGGTAAATGCTGTATCTGATTTGTTTAGCGGGGGTGTTGTATGGGCTCCCGATAGACGATGGGCACACGAGGTTATAGAAGAATGTAATGATTTTCCATCAGGGGCAAATGATGACTTGGTGGACTCAACAACTTTAGCTCTCGCAAGATTTAGGCAGGGAGGGTTTATAAAATTACCTTTAGATGAAGAAGATGAAATAGAAATGTTTAAAGGTCGCGGACAAAAGAGGTTATATGCACTATGAAAAAACTAAAACGAACACTAAAAGCTATTCAAGACTATTTGTATGTGGTATGGTACAGAATTACCCAAAAAGTAGAAGAAGTCATTGATAAAATGAGGAGTAAATAAAAATGGCTGATGTAGATAAAGGTTTATATGCAGCACCCGTTGGAATAGAAGAAGCAGCAATCGATGAACAAGCTATTGAAATAGAAATAGAAGACCCTGAAAAAGTTACTATTGGTATAGGGGACGCTGAAATAGTTATTGACCCTGATGCAATGGCAGATGAGGAGTTTAATAAAAATTTAGCTGAAGAACTTTCTGATAAATACATGGCTGAACTTTCTTCTGAATTACTAGAAGATTTTACTAATGACCTTAACTCAAGAAAAGACTGGTTAGAAACTTATGTTGATGGCTTAGAATTATTAGGCCTTAAAATAGAAGAACGATCTGAACCATGGGAAGGCGCATGCGCTGTCTATCACCCACTACTCTCCGAAGCACTTGTTAAATTCCAAGCTGAAACAATGATGGAAACTTTTCCAGCTGCAGGCCCTGTAAAAACTTCTATTATTGGTAAAGAAACTGATGAGTGTATTGAAGCTGCTCAACGTGTACAAGAAAACATGAACTACCAACTGATGGATTGTATGCCAGAGTACCGACCTGAACATGAAAGAATGTTATGGGGTTTAGGTTTAGCAGGTAACGCATTTAAAAAAGTTTATTATGATCCAGCGTTAGAACGCCAAGTATCTATATTTGTTCCAGCTGAAGATATGGTAGTACCTTACGGTGCATCTAACTTAGAAACAGCTGAACGTATAACTCATGTTATGCGTAAAACAGAACAAGAACTTCACACATTACAACACCTTGGTTTTTATCGAGATGTAGAACTAGGTGAGCCTGACTATGACCTAGATGAAGTAGAGAAAAAAATTGCAGAGCAAATGGGTTTTGATGCTACTAATGATGACCGTTATAAAATATTAGAAATGAACGTCAACCTTGATTTAGAAGGTTACGAAGACGAAGATAAAGATGGCAAAACTGGAATAGCATTACCTTATATAGTTACGATCGATAAGGGCACACAAGAAGTATTAGCTATTCGTCGTAATTGGAAACAAGAAGATAGTCAACAAAAACGCCGTGAACATTTTGTTCATTATGGCTATATTCCAGGATTTGGTTTTTATTGTTTTGGTTTGATTCATTTGATTGGAGGCTTTTCCAAATCAGGAACAATGTTATTAAGACAATTAGTTGACGCAGGTACATTATCAAATCTTCCAGGCGGTTTTAAATCTAGAGGCTTACGTATTAAAGGTGATGATACACCAATTGGTCCAGCAGAGTGGAGAGATGTAGACGCGCCGGCTGGCACACTGCGTGATAACTTATTACCACTTCCGTATAAAGAACCAAGTCAAGTGCTTGCTGCTTTGATGGATAAAATTATTGATGAAGGTAGACGCTTTGCTTCTGCCGCAGATATGAAAGTATCAGATATGTCAGCTAATTCTCCTGTAGGTTCTACACTTGCTATACTCGAGCGAACATTGAAAGTAATGTCAGCAGTTAATGCTCGTATCTATTACTCAATGAAAAAAGAGTTTGATTTACTTAAAATTTTAATACGGGATTATACAGACCCTAATTATGTATACGACCCTGCAACAGGAACACCTGGCGCTAAACAAGAAGACTACAATAAAGTCCAACTTATTCCTGTAGCTGATCCAAATGCTGCAACCATGGCACAGAAAGTTGTACAGTATCAAGCAGTTATGCAAATGGCACAACAAAACCCTGATATTTATGACTTAAAAGAACTTAATAAACAAATGCTTGAAGTATTAGGTGTTAAAAATATTGGCAAACTTATTCCTACTGACGACGATGCTAAACCTTTAGATCCAGTTTCTGAAAATATGAACATGATTAATGGTAGCCCTGTTAAAGCATTTTTATTTCAAGATCACAAAGCTCACATTGCGGTACATACTACATTTAGAGATGACCCGTTAGTGCGTGAAATGGTAGGACAAAACCCAAAAGCTCCTCAAATGCAGGCAGCGATGGAAGCTCATTTAGCAGAACATTTAGCTTTCCAATACCGACTAGAAATTGAAAAACAATTAGGTGTTCCACTTCCAGAAGAAGGTGAAGTAATGCCAGAAAATATTCAGAATCAAGTAGCTAGACTTTCAGCTGACGCAGCACAAAAATTGTTACAACAAAATCAAGCTGACGCATCTCAAAGACAAGCACAAAAATTACAAGAAGATCCATGGATTCAAATGCAACAAGAAGAACTAAGAATGAAAGTTCAAAAAACACAAGCTGACATTGAACTTGATAAAGCTAAATTAATGTTAGAGCAAGAAAAATTATCAACTAATGTTCAACGAGATATGATTTTAGAAAAAGCTAGAATTGAATCTAATGAACAAATTGCAGGAGCTCAACTAGGAGCTAAAGCAGTTACTGATGATAAACAAATTAAAGCAAAAGAATTACTTGAAGGAGCTAAAATGGGCGTTGATGTTGTCCAAAAAAATAAAGACATAGACCTTCGAGAAAAGGAATCTAGGTTACGTAATGAAACTCAAGCACACGTGCAAAAGTTAAAAGACGAAACTCAGGTAAAAGAAACTAAACTTAAGGATGAAACTCAACTAAACAAAAAGGAATAAAAAATGGCAGAGAAAGAAACGCTTATGCTTCTATCAACCCAAATAGAAGAAAGACGCAAAACATTGTTAGAAGCTATGGGTAGGGGAACTGATAAGTTTGAAGCTTATCTATCAGCAGTTGGAGAAGCAAAAGGATATATGATTGTCCAAAATCTTATTGCAGAGATGCTTGCTGTTCACCAAAAACAAGATGAAGATTTTGAGTCTACGTCTACAGACAGTGTGGTTAAAATAGATTCAAAAAGGGGTAAAAAATGAGTATAGCTACCCCAGACAAAACGATAGTCTCCACTTCTGGAGCACCTATTCAAAAACCCAAAAACACAACTACCACTGAAGGTAAAAAAGTAAGTGAGGATGAAGCATTAGCTAAACTTACTACACAACTACCTGATGTTAAAGGTTATCGTATTTTATGTATGGTGCCTGAAGCAGAAGATACTTATGATGGTAGCATTCTTAAATCAGAATCTGTAAAACAAATACAAGAGCATTCAACTGTAGTTTTATTTGTTATGCAGTTAGGAGATTTAGCTTACAAAGATAAAGAAAGGTTTCCAGAAGGTCCGTGGTGTAAAGAAGGTGACTTCGTTATTACGCGTGCTTATGCAGGGACAAGAATTAAAATTCACGGAAAAGAATTCCGCATTATTAACGACGATACCGTAGAAGCAGTGGTCGATGACCCACGTGGCTACGAACGCGCATAGGAGAATAACATGGCTGAAATTATAAATGAAATGCCCGACGAAGAAGTACAACCAATGGAAGGCGAAGAATTAGAAGTAGATTTAGAGGAGGGCAAAAAAGAAGCAAAAGCTAAGCCTGAAAAATCTACCGCAGATGTTGAACGAGTAGAGCAGAAACCTAACGTTCCTCCTAAACAAGAAGAACTTTTTGAAGTAGAAGAAGTAGACGACACTCCTCTTGAGGATCAGAATAAAGATCCTTTACCTGAAGAGATGGTTGAACAACTTGAAACTGATACTTTAGAAGATTATTCTGAGCGTGTTAAGCAAAGAATGGCACAACTTAAAAAAGTGTGGCATGATGAACGAAGAGCTAAAGAACAAGCAGCTCGCGAAAAAGAAGAAGCTGTTAATTATGCACAAAAAGTATTAGGAGAAAATCAACAACTTAGAACTACTTTAAGTTCAGGAGAAGAAGATTATTTAAAAACTTTACAAGAAAAATATACTTCAGATTTATTAGTAGCTAAACGAGATTATCGTGAAGCTTATGATTCTGGAGATACGGAAAAAATTATTGAAGCTCAAGCAGCAATGAATGAAGCTCAATATAAAGTTTCTTCCGCACAAAATATTAAACCTCAATATAAATATGATAGACAAGAGGATGAAAATAGTGTACAAAGGAACTTAGAAAGCTTACAACCAAAAGCTCCAGCCCCTGATTCTCGTGCCACAGCATGGCAGGAAAAAAATCAGTGGTTTGGTAAAGATGAAGAAATGACATCTTTAGCTTTAGGAGTACATGAAAAATTAGTTAGAAGTGGGATAGATCCTACATCTGATGTGTATTACCATCGTATTGACGAAACGATGCAAAAACGATTCCCTGAAAATTTTGGGGAAACTTCGTTGGAGGAGGTGAAACCTAGCCAACGCAAACCTTCTAATGTAGTAGCACCGGCAACGCGAAGTACCGCGCCTAAAAAAGTACGATTGTCGAAAACACAAGTTGCTTTCGCTAAAAAGCTTAAGTTAACACCGGAGCAATACGCAAAAGAAATGATTAAATTGGAGAACGCAAATGGATAAGGCAATAAAAAGAAAATCAAGAGAAACAGAAGTACGAGAAGATGACTCAAAAAAATGGCAACCTGCCTCACTCCTACCGGAGTTTGAGAAACAAACAGGATGGGCATATCGTTGGGTCAGAGTTTCTTTATTAAATGAACCTGATAACATGAACGTCTCTTCAAAAATGCGTGAAGGCTGGGAGCCCGTAAAACACTCGGACCACCCAGAGATTCAATTAGCGGTAGACCCTAATTCCAACTATAAAGATGGTGTTGAAATTGGTGGTTTACTATTATGTAAAGCTCCTCAAGAACTTATAGATCAAAGATCAGCCTATGTTAAAGATAAAACACGGGCACAGACCGAAGCAGTAGATGCTGCATACATGAATCAAAACGATCCGCGTATGCCTAAATTTGCTGAAGGTCAAGAAACAGGTGGTACTAAGTTTGGAAAGGGGAAATAAATAAGGAGAAACAATCATGGCAACTACAGCTACGCCCTATGGGCTAAGAGCAGTAAACCATATAGGTGGTACCCCGTACGCGGGCGCTACACGCCTATTACCGATTGCTTCTGGATACGGAACTAATATATACAATGGCTCGATTGTTGCAATCGTAGCTGCGGGAACTATTGAAATTGTCACTGACCAAGGTACTAACGGTGACCCATTCCCTGCTGGTGTTATTGGTGTTTTTGTAGGTTGTACTTACACAGACCCTAACCTCGGCACAGTAGTATTTAGACAAAACTGGCCAACAGGCACAGTGGCGTCCGATGCTTTAGCATATATTGTTGACGACCCAGATGTAATTTTTCAAGCACAAGCGGACGGCGCAGTGACACAAGCTGACTTAGGTCAGAATACTCACTTAGCAGCGGTGCAAGCTACAGGTACAGGCGATACTACAAATGGTAATTCTACTAGTGCTATCGACGCTACAACAAATACGACAAACACTTTTGCTTTCCGTATTGTTGACTTTGTAGACAGTCCAACTTCAACCGTGGGTGATGCATTTACAGACTGCTTAATTAAGTTTAACGCAGGTATTCACTCATATGACAACGCAACTGGAATCTAATTAAGGAGAATAAATTATGGCAATTTCAAGAGCCCAGCTCCTTAAGGAGCTATTACCAGGACTTAACGCTTTATTCGGTTTAGAATATGCGCGTTACGGAGAAGAACATAAAGAGATTTACGAAACTGAATCTTCAGACCGTTCTTTTGAAGAAGAAACAAAACTAGCTGGCTTTGCAGCCGCACCTCTTAAGTCTGAGGGAGCAGCTATTGCATATGATAATGCACAAGAAGCTTTTACAGCTAGATACAACCACGTAACAATTGCTTTAGGATTCAGTTTAACTGAAGAAGCAGTTGAAGATAATCTATATGATAGTCTTTCAGCTCGTTATACTAAAGCTCTTGCTCGTTCAATGGCAAATACTAAGCAAGTTCGTGCAGCTAATGTTTTAAACAATGGCTT